GTTCTTCTTTTATAGATTTTTTGAGATCAACGTAAGCGGAATTAATTTCCTTTACTTTACTCTCGATTTCTCCGATTTTATTTAGTCTAAACTCTTCCTGAATTTCTTGGTCACAAGTAGGACAAACCGTATTCTCACTGAAAAATTTGTGATCACATGTGATATTCTGTATCCGTTGATCCAGTTTCGTCTTAATAGTATTCATCTTTTTTAGGGACGAATTAGTATCAGCAAGAGAATCCATCTCTACCTGCAAGTCAGTCACCTCACGATCACAATCTTCATTCTGTGCTTGGAAGTTCTCAACAGATTTAAATAGATTAGAGATCTGTTCTTTCTTAGTTGTAATTCTCTCCTTACCTTTAGCATCCAGATCTTTAATAAAGTTCTTTTGCATCTGGATCTTATCTTCGGTTGTATCCTTTTTGAACTCAAGTTCCTTAATACTCTCATTAGATGTACGAATCTTCTCTCTAAGGATTTGACCCATCCCAGAGAAAATTTTAATATCAAGAAGATCCTCAACAATATCTCTACGATGCGAAGAGTTCAACTGCATGAAAGGAACGAACGTTGCCGATCCAAGAATAACAGTTTGCGTAAAAGACTTATAGTTAAGTTTTAGAATATTATCTTCTAGATGTTTTTGTTGATCAATTTGCGAAGCATGTTGATCCTGTAGAGTTCCATCTACATGGATTTCAAACACACTGGGTTTGATTCCACGACGAACAAGATAGTCTCTACCAGAAATATCAAATTCAATCTCAACCACACACTCCTTCTCATTGACTGTGTTTACTAGTTGGCCTTTTGAGATTTTACGAAAAGGTCTATTATAAAGAACAAAACACAGTGCATCAAGAATAGTTGACTTGCCAGCACCATTGGTTCCCACAATTAGATTTGTAGGAGACTTGGTAAGTTCTACTTCAATGAAGTGATTTCCAGTGGAGAGAAAATTACGCCATTGGATCTTCTTGAATACGATCATAATCTTGCGGAGGCACAATAATGTCTTCAGGTGTAATTACAACGTACTTGTAATTATTTTGATTGCAAGTTTCTACTGCAATCTCATCATCAATTTCAACAACTGATAGTTTGACGTTTTCTTCTTCGTCAGCATCTAGTAGACCTGCGTATCTAGATGCATCATCTTCGTGAGTAAACAGATAGAGCGCTTTCTCCCCATCGTCATTAGTAACGGCATAAGCACCTTCTGCCTCATGACCGATTAGGGACAATATAAACATACGCTACTCCATTTCGCAAGCTTCCATATAAACTTCTCTAAGAAGTTTCTTAACTCTATCTTTCTTTAACTCGAAGTCTGAGTCTTCGATATATTTATCCAAAAGAGTTAATGTATCTTCAACCTTCTCTCCATCAAAATCTACTTCAGTATCATTGACGGCAATATTCTCAACGATCTTCAGATCAGAAGGACTATTCTCTAGAAGTTTTTGTACAAACCGATCGTACTTTTTCTGATCGGTTCTTTTCCTGACAAAGAGTTTTACGATTTTATCTTTGTACAGATGTGCTTTGAAAGTTGCAGCAGGTGTATCTTCATAATAGATTTTATGAAACATAGTATAAGGGTTCTCAATGAACTCCATCTCAAATGTTTCCGTATCTAGAATATGAAAACCTCGTTTATCACCACAGTCATTCCAATACAATTCGTATGGATTGCCTAGGTAATAAATTTTACCATCATTACTTCTGGTGTGATAGTGTCCAGAAAAAACGAGGTCAAACTTATCAAAGTGTCCTTTGTCAATACCAGCCATTTGGGTACAACCAGGGTATAGTTGAAACCCATGAACCTCAAGGTGACCGAAAGCAATCTTTACTTTAGTCTCTGAGATTTTGGATACTGTCTCATCATAATTGTCTTGACAGATCCAAGGTATGCCAAAGAATTTGAACCCATCAATATCATACTCGCCAGGAGAAGATATTGGAGTTATGTTGTCATAAGCCTCCAAGAGAGAATCAATAGAATTGATCTCATTGGTGTTCTTATAATAAATGTCGTGGTTCCCCACGAGCTGCCAGACCTTTACGTCAAGGTCTTTAAACCTATCATATACCTTATCTCTCGCCCAGTCAAGTGACCAGAAATCAATGGACTTACGGTTATCAAAAGCATCTCCCATATGGATGCAGTGTTTGATCCCACGCTCCTCCAACGTAGGAAAAAACACATCGTTATAAAACTTTTCAAAGAAATCATGAAAAGGTTTGCTACCGCGACGACCACCGAAGTGGGTGTCGGTAATGATCGCAATCTTCATGGTCTAGGATTAGTACGTCGATTAATCAATGAAATAAATTTATCGTTAGCAAATGTGCCACCAATGCACACTTCAATCTCATCATCGTCTTTCCAATTCTCACTACCATCTTTTTTGGTATGAGCTAATGCTTCAGTGAGATCGTCAATAATTTTTTGGGTCAACTTCATTGATACATCTTTGTTTGTACTGCTTCCTTAATAGAATTATAATCGGAAGAACTGCCGTAGTCATCATCTACGTGCATAACTTCATCATATCCTGACTTTTCAATAATCTTAGTTCTAATCTCCATCTGCTTCTTCTCTTTCTGAATACGTCTCAGAAATGCATAGTGAATAATTTGAGTAAAATAAGCAAAGGGATTTGTAGATTTCTCTGGGTTAAAGTTATGAATGTATTGAACACAGTTCTCAATACCATCACAAATCATGTCCTCACGGAACATGTAGTTTACAAAGTTTGGTTTATAAGATAGGTGCGTGGCAATTTTTAGGAAGCACTCACCAAGATAATTACTGATACGTGGTTTAGGTTGACCCGCTTCTTCGGCGTCTTTTACATCTTTTTTGTACTGAACAATTGCATACAAGAATTCCTTGTTATTTACATAGTGTTCAGATCTCTTTCTCGTCTTTGCTGGAGGCATACCATAAGTCCTTCTTATTGTATTTGAATTCATTGTAACATGAGAAAACCATTATGTCCAGTTGACACGGGTCTCATATTACAGTACAATTACTCTGCCAGAGTTCAGAAGGGATATGCTATTCAGCTTCTGTACTCTCTGATTTCTTCCAGATCTTTTCTAGAAGCTCTCTCGATTTGGCAACCGTACCGAGTTGTCCCATCTTTCGGGATGCTTTGATTTTTCCACTTCCACCATCAGATAGATTGGAAATAATAAATCTTTGATAGTATCCTACTACATCAGAATCATCTTCTGCTTCTACAACAGTAATAACTCTATCCATAGGAATAACCACGATGCCTTCTTTAGGAAGACTACGTAACCATGGCATCATTCTGAGTCCTTCCGCATTTCCCTGTAGATGTACGGTTTCAATTTCTACGGGGTCGCTGACGACGAGAACAGTTTTCCCATTCTCTTCCACGGGAAGAATCTCAGCGAAGATTTCTTCACCAGATACTAATTTAATTGAACCAAAAAATTCTTCTTCCATAATTACTTGAGTTTAATTTGTGAGAACTCATAATTAAAGTCTTCTTCGTTATAGACCTTAATTCTTTCAATCAAATGGTTAAGCGTGTAATTCTTTCGACCGTTATGCGTTACGTCATCAGCAATATCATATAACATTGCCTTAGACTTGTCCGTCCCTTTTCGGAGAACCCTACCTATAGACTGTAGATTCCTGATCCTTGATTTGGATGGAGACGCAAACACTACATTGTGTAGGTTTTTAATATTGATGCCTGTTGAGAACGTACCGTAAGAGGCAATGATTATAGCATCTTTCTCTTGTTCAGTAATTGATCTAACTTGTTCTCTTTCTTCAGCATCCACGCCACCGTGAACAAAAAATACTTTACGCTCACTGTTTGCAGAACTATTTATCATCTCATATAGTGGTTGTCCATGACTCTCGACCCTAGAGTATAGTATTAGTGTATTACCAATAAGACTTAGGGAAAGATTTTTGATGAAAAGATTTCTTTGTTCATGCCCAATTAGGTATTGCAATTCATCTTCATACGTGTCAAAATGTCTAGGAGCATGTTTCAATAAAAGAATTCTGATGTCCAGTTTAGATAAGTGTCCCTTTTTGATGAGTTCACTTGTGTGTGTAATCTTGTAACTTGGACCGAATAATCCTTCTAGCACCCACTTATGAGTTTGTGATCCATCAAGTGTTCCAGTAAATCCATACCTATACTTACAATCTCTCAATTTGGTCATGATTCCAATTAAAGATTTAGATTTGAACTGGTGCGCTTCGTCACCAATGACAACTCCAAACTGTTCAAAAAATTTCTTATCCAACTTGTAGATAGACTGCCACGTTGTGATAGTTACTGTTCTTGGATCAAACTTCTCTTTACCAGAGTAAATCATATGACAATGGTTTTCTGCATCCCAACCATAATCTATGAAATCTTTATACATTTGTTCTACTAGAGAAGTTGTTGGAACTACTAAGAGAACTTGTTGTTTCTTTTCAGTAAAATATCTAACAAGTGTATAGATCATCAAAGATTTTCCCGACGCAGTAGGCGAGATAAGTAATCTTCTATTATGTTTTAATGCATCATATACACCTTCGATCTGATAGTCCCTAGCAGAAAGTCTAGTGATAGACGACATATATCCCTTTACACCTTCTTTGGTAATCGTTTCGTTCTGTTCAAAAGGAGTACCATAGAACTTACTATTTGTAAAACTTACAGTATAGTTTGACTTCTTTGCCCACGAAACAACCTTATCTAATAACCCAACGTAAATCTCACCAGTAGCTGTAGAGTACAAACGAATTTTGCCGTCCCAATACTTACTACGATACTGCGGCATGAACTTTGCACCAGGAACATCAAATGTAAAAAAGTCTGATAGTTCCTGATTAATGTATGGTTCTGCTTCTACTTTTAGAAAGACTTCATTCTTTTTGGAAATTACAAGATCAGTCATAACCGCGAATAAACCTCTGCCATTCAATAGCGTTCTTAATTTGGTAAGTTCTATTTTGAATTACCTTAAGGATACTTTCTAGATAAGAAAGCATAATGTCATAGTAGTCAATCTTGGAAATACATTTGATGAGTTCATCATCTGCATCCAAATACTTGTCTAGATCTGCTTTGAGTACTTTAAAATCAAACGGTTTCTCCACGTAAACTTCAGGGGAAGCCTTACCAGAGTAATACTCCCACTTGTCTCTTCTGAGTACTTTGTACTTATTTTCTTGTCCTTTTTTGAGGACTAAAATATTGTTATAAATTTTATAATACTTTGAGTGTAACGACGGCACCTTTGTAGATTCTGTGTGCAACTCATCGTTATCTATTTTTGAATCCTCATCCCAAAGATTTTCAATTAATTCAAGATTCATCCTCGATTAAACTCTCCACATTAAAAATAGTATATTTAAAAGTGGCTGTCGCCATAATATAATTTATATCAGTTTCCTGAGCGGTAAATGAGATAGGTGTCAGGGATACTGGGAACATATCGTAGAAATCTACTTTAGCAGTATTGTTAAAATTACTGTTAAAGATGAGAAGAGTTCCATCAGAATACGCATTGAAGTCTAATGGAATTGCTTCTCCTAGAGATTCTGGATAACCCAAACCCCTCATCCATTTCTCAATTTCTAGGTAGTTCTCTAGATTTTCATCAACAAAGAATGTTAGATCAAAATCATTAAATACCAGTTTATCTCCTGGTACAGGAAGATCTCTCAGGTAGTTTGACTGTACAGCCGTACCTAAGTTAATTCCTGGGATAGTTGCAGACTGAGAAAAGAAATCGGCTTTTGGAGCTCTTGTCGTAGTGAATTTAAATCCAGCAGGAGACAAGAAATTTCTGTTTCTTAGTTGTCTCTCCCAGGCAGTTAATTTGCCAGCACCTGTTGGCATAGTCTTCCTCGGGTTTTAATTATTTATCAGAGATATCTGGAGGGGATAATTCCTCATCACAATCAGCGAACTCAGTAGCCATTTGTCCACCAATATCTCCACCTATGTTCTGACCCATCATAGTAGCCCAACCAGTCGCAAGCCAACCAACAAAGGGAATGCCAGACAAGACAGGAGCAAAACTAGCACCAATACTACTGCCGACCATGGCACCTGTTGACTGTCCACCACCTTCCGCCTTGATACACTCGACTTGTCTGGCACTGAGCTTTCCCGATTCGTGACCACCGAGATGCTTGGCTCCATCCATGGTGTATTCTTCGTGGGTGTCAATTGTAGCTCTACGGAGACCGAGAAACCCAGCAGGTTTATCAATACTCCTAGTTTGAGACATTACTTTAGGGTCATTAGCATTATATTGAATACTATAACCATCTTTATCTGCTTCTACATGATAGGATGTGTAGTCTCCTACAGGTAAATTTACGGCTGGGAAATTTGACTTGTTAACAAGTAGTCCAATCATAGCGACGTGACCTATTCCCAAGACTGCCCCCAGTCCAGCAACAAACCATTTTGTCATGATACTGTTTATAAAGGCACTCCTATTTAGGAAAAGCTAAAAAAAAGACCCCCCGAAGGGAGTCTTGAATGAAGTTGTGAAACGAATCACATGAGGTTTTG